GAATCACCGAAGGCGGCGAACTTGGTGACTAATCCGACGGCGGCAGTGACCCCGGCGGCACCAACCGCAGCGAGTTTGATGCCCACCGATGAGATGGCAGAACCGAAAGATTTCAGTTGCTTTTCAGCAGCCTTGAGTCCTTTCTCCACTGACGAGCGAATCGACAATTCGACATACGCTTTCCCTGCTTTTATTCCCCCCGAATTCCCCGCCATTCTGTCAACCTCATTTCACGCTGTTGTTCCATAGGTCTGGAAACTTGTCTGCTTCTCTCTCAAGAGCCGGTCCCATGAATGGGCGTGGCTCATAAACTTTCTTTCCTAGCCGTCCACCGAACTCCAAGAGACTTGGCCCCGTTGGGTTCTGGTTCTTAAATAATTTCGGACCCACTACGACCGATTCCTTTCCGTTAAAAGCAAAAAGGATGAGCCGTCGCAAACTGCCTTCATGCGATGAAGGTGGTTCGCCAGGACGACTGATGCGTTTGCGTTTGCGAACAAGGTCACGTGCAGCCGTGCGGACAAATGCACCGGCCTTGCTCAGATTCTGTTTGTTGGCTTTGCCCACCGCCTTCTCAACGGCAGGACGATCAAAGAATGACGAGTATGAAATGTTGACGAACTCATTTGCCATTCTTCGTTTTCCCCTTCTGGCCCAACATGCTCTTCACCATCCGTCCGCAGTCTTGCCAATTTTCTTTTGAGTATTCCCAAGTCTCGCCGGTCCGTTTTTTTCCGAACGGGTTGAAGTCGTTTGGCGTGTAAGGTTTCGTTCGTTTCTTGTCATCTCGGTGGCAATTGGCAATCAGTGCCATGATGGAAGCGGTGCGGGTCCATTCATCTTCCACCATGCCTTCCGCCATCATCGTGAGTTCACGCAATGTGAAAGGTCCGGGGTCGATACCGACGATGCCAGCGAGTGAGTAAATCAGTCGCCAGACATCTGCCGCTCGATATTGGCGATGAAGTTTGGATCGTCCAAAGCCTTCTGCACCTTCGCCGTCGCAATCGAATCCAGTTCCTTCATCCTCGCAAACGCCGTTTGGAGGGCTTTCCTCTTGGCGGCGTTGGGGGAAAAATTTACAAGCTCATCCAGCATTGCCTCCGTTGCTAGGGCAATGGCATCACCTGCCATGGCTTCCCCGAATTTCTCATCTGTGATCTTGCGTTCATCAGCTTGCGTTTTGCAAAGCACGTAGATGATGTCCACCAGCAGAATGGGATTGTTCACAAGGTTCGCAATCAGGTCTTTGTCGGTGACGAATGACATCAGATCGACTTGCAGCAAGTCACGAACTCGTTTGACGGTGGTGGTGTTGATAGACACGCGCCACTCCATTCCTTCGTTGTCTTTGAACGTCTTCATTCAATCTCCCTCAGAAATTATGAACCACTGCCTTCGTACCATTGGGTGAAGGACGATGGTTTCATGGTCACGGAAACGATCATTGCGTTTTCGAGTTCTTCGCCGCGCGAGAAATTGGTGACCACAAAGTTGCCTGTCAGACCTTCACCGCCTGCGTCGTAGGCACCATCAAGAGCGGAAGCGGCGACTTCGTCACCGTCGAGGTAAGCATCTTTGAGGATTTCAAACTTGGCATCCCCCGGCTTCCAGACAGTCTCAAATTCAAGTGTTGCTCGCTTGAGCGTTCCGGCGGTGGCCGCCCATCCGTCGTTATCACGAGTTGTGATGTCCGCTTCGCCTTTTTCAAGGTTTGTGTTTACGTTTCTCACGTTGCCCATGACGTCCGACGAAGTCATATCGAAGGTGTAGTCTGTAAACAGTGTGGTCGAAACGTACAACTTTCCATTCATACCCAATACGAAATTTGGCATTTCTCTTTTCCCCCTTAATGAATCAATCTGTAAGTTGCGGTCAGCACCGAAGTGAACTGACGCAGCTTGTCCATCAGCTCGCCAACGAACAGCGGATCAATTTCGTTACTGATCCACTGGGCATCTGGCATCTCGCTGAGTGTTCGCCTGGTCAGGAATACTCCCAGCTCCTCCATGAGCGTGACCAAGGCATCCACATCATCCAATTCCTCTGGTTCTAATTTTTTCTGCATGCCAATCATGACGGCGTAAAGTTCGTCACTGGCTTCTCTCGACGCCAACGTGCTGGTCACCGAGCGTGGAATGACCGTGACCTTGAGTTCGCTCATCTCACGAAGGTCGTAAACAGGCAAGTAGGATCGCTGTGCGGTAAAGGGAATCGAAAACGATTCCCCATTGAGCTCCGTCACCACCGCTTCCGCAATATCGACCACGATGCTCAACTGCCGCTTCCCTCCTCTGATCCCACCAGCTTGGTGTGAATGCGAAGGAATGTGCGGGCCAGATCGGAATGCCTCCAAACGTCTTCGCCGCCATCGGCACGCATCACTTCATGAATGGCGATGAATCCATCGATCAATTCTTCCTTGATTTGGTCACCTCGCTGGGGCAGTACGGTCTCGTCATCCAAGACCAGATCAGAAGCCTTGATGATGAAATCCCGAGACTGGTAGCGGATGACCGCCCCAAACTCGTCGCGCACGTCGTAAGTCGACTTGCCAGGAATCGCTTGGATGACGCCCGTGGAATAGGCAGCACGATGGAATGTGACATCCACCGACGCTGCTTGTCGCACGGTTTCCATGGCCCCCGAAATCGCTGCATGAAACGCATTCATTTCTAAAACCGCCGCCCGCCGTTAGACGGGCAGCAGTGCTCTCCCCCGAAACATATTGTTATTCGTCGTCGTTGCTGGTGATGGCATCGGTCACGATGATCGGAATGCCATCGACATCCACTGGACGTGGAGCCGGTGCCCCTGTCGCATTGGTTGCTGTGCGTGATGCTCGAAGCTGCTTCACGCTGCGGCGATTCATCACGATCAAATTCGGTTGTCTGCTGGCTGGGAACAGCGACAGCGCGTCATAAATAAGGTTGTCTGTCAGCTTGTGGGTGGCATCATCCAGCGAGTGAATGCGAACCATCGAGTTGGCACTTCCCACCTGAAGACCGAGCCAACCTTGGATCGGTGTCCAATAGGCGGTGTAATGCTTGCCGCTGTCGTCCTCCACTCTTTGCACGACGGATTCGTCAATTTGAATCTCGCCGCTTTGACCCAAGATGGCGGTGAGTTCTGTGCCATCATTGAGTGTGCGAACGAGCCATACGCTCGACAGGCTGCTATCGCCTGAGCCACTGGCCTCTGATCCACCTGCGTCAACGGTCATGTCATCACCCGGTGCGATGGCGTCTGCCATGCCGGTGAAACCATCCAGATCGTTGCCCGTGCCGTTGATGAATTGTTGTTCAGCAAAAAAGAACGAAGCTTTCAGATGGCGAAGGGCCTCTCGCTGAATGTAAGACTCAGCCCCACGGAAGTAAGAGTCCGCCAGTGCCTTGTCCGCCTTGAACGATGCGTCCAAGATTTTCAGGTCGATGGTGACCAGCGTGTCGCTGGACTTGGTGTTTTCACGGCCGTTGTTCACCGTTCGAAAGCCCACCACCGGTGCCCCGGTCTCCTTCACATATTTGTGGCTCGTGCCATTGGAACTTACGTCTGCCGCTAGTGCCTTCATGAAGGGTGCGTCATCGAGCAAATCCGTCACGTTGATGTCTGCCAAATTCTTGTCGTTGATCTTTACCAGATCAGCGAGTGTTAAAAAACTATCTGCCATGTCTCTCTCCCCCGGTCCCCCGGAATTTCAGTTATTTCCTCCCTGCAATGCGGATCAGTTTTGGCTGTTCCTTTTCAGGTTCAGCTCGAAACTCAAGCGGTGCAGGCATGCCACGCTCAGCGCGCTGCGCTAGCGAAGCTCGAAGCTGTGCGTTCTCATCACTCAGCTTCCTCATATGGGCTGCCATGGCATCCTCCATGCTCATGCCCTTGGCGAAATACAATGCACCGTTCGATTCACCAAAGGCATCCATAAACGCCTTGCCTGGTGCGACAGTGATTGGTTCGCTTTTGACCGGTTCCACGGCTTCGACGGTCTCTTGGACCTCTGCTGATTCGGTCTCTTCCGCTTCGACAGGAGCAATCGC